ATTGTGGTCGCGACGTCGAGTTGATTCATAATCGAAAGGTCGTTCGTTCTGAGCTGTTGCAAGTTAGCAGCGTTCGAAAAGTTCTCAATCAAATCACCAACATCCATAACAACAATGCGCGACGGTTTCACACGCTTCACCTGGTCAAGAAGTTGCGCCTTCACATCCTCAACCCTTGCCAACAGTTGCTCAATACCTCCACGGTGATCAACCTTGCCAATTTGTAGATCAGACCAACACACAACCAAAGCCTTCTCAGTCGTGCCAGGCTTACCAACCTTCACAGTTTTTTTCGCAGCGGCAAACAACGCCGGCAAATCAGCAACAACAGTTTTCAGTCTGAAATGGAAACGGTAAGAAGTCAGCCACTCACCGTCATAACGTTGCCAACGCGACGTGCGCGGATTACCAACAACCTCATACTTGTCCGGCGAGTAACCAGCCTCCTCAAGAAAATCAAGAAAATCAACACCGTCAGCTAAACCGCTAGTCGTAGCAGTTCCTTCAACACCATCAAACTCCACAGCCACAGGGCCAAGAGGTGACGATTCAATCTTTGGTGCGACCTTCAAATTTTCTAACAAGAGCAAAGCCCCGTTCTGTGACGTTTAATCGAACCCTGACTGAGAACGACACCTTTCAAGGCTAACGCAGTTTCAAGCGCAAGATACTTCCAATCGGGGTTCATTACGGCTTGAGCAAGAATGGTCGAGTCGGTTGGTTCCAGCGTTTCGAGTAACGTGCGAACAGCGCAAGGCCATCGACGTTTAGGTGGTGTTAGATCACTGAGTAAGCTCATCAGAGTTCCCAACAATCAGGCGGCGCAAATCAGACAACGCAACATCGCCACGCATCGGTGCAGACCGAAACAAGTCATCCAGCAACCCCAAAATGCGTTCCTGCTCAGACTGACGGCCCTTACCAAAGTTCTCATACATAAACGCTTTGAGCACTCCCCGAGTAATCGGCACAATGTCAGTGGCAGCCACAACGCGCCCCACTACACTTGCACACCTTCGGCTGATCAACACCATAAGGCGAAGACACCGAACCCATAACCGAATTGGCAGCATCAATGGCCGCAGCCATCGCATCAATCAGGTCAGCCAACGGCAAACGAATCGCCTCCATATCCGCCGACCACACCAGGTTCTCATCACGCAAAATGTTTGTCGCAATCGAAACATCCAACTTAGTCATTTGTTATCCTTCTTCTTCTCAAGCTCGACAATCCATCGAGTCAACTCCAAACTCGACGGCGAATTAGCCGGAGTCAAATCACGCAACGCAACCAAACGGCGTTCAATCTCGTCACTATAGGCGCGATGATTACGCACCATCATTGCCCCAATAACCGAAGGATGAATAAAAATCTTGTGATCCTCACGTTCCGGCAACTGGTCACGATCAAGGTCAGGCAAATCAGTGACCTCATCGCCCATAGTTTCACGCACCCAAACACCAAACGCATCCAGGCGAATAATAGACTTTTCGGTCAGGTAAGCGAGTAGTCGTTGCCTCTCAGCAAACACACCCTCACGGAACCCTTCCTGATAGTTGTAACGTGCCTCAGTTTTCTTATCGACTTCCATCAGTGTTCCTCTCAATAGTTGCGATGGCTTCAAGTAGTGCCTGGTAACGGTCAGCATCACCAGTCAGGTAATAAGAGCGTTTTAGTGACTCAAGCAAATTGATTATTCTTTTGCGTTCGGCAAACAACGCTTCACGAATCATTTCACCCGACGACTTCTTCACGGTTGACCCCAGTTCGACTGGCGGCCGTAACGTTTTTGGTAAGCCTTCTGGTAACGCATTTGTGCTTTGTGTGCTTGCAGCTCGGCAGACACCCAAACACGAGCCGTAATTTTTACCCAAAGCAACGAACGCAACGAGCGTGTTCCAACACTGCGACGGCTCATCGAGTCACCGCCCTGCCCAAAGCGATCAGGCCAACAATGAACCCGAGGATTAGCAACGGCCCTAAAATGCCGGCCAACGGAACAAGCAGCCAGGTCACAAAGTTTAGAAACAGGTTCAGCGCAAAGTAACCGCCAATAAATAGCAAAACAATTTTCATTCGATTTCCTCTCGAACACACCAACTTGGTGCTAAAACCAATCTAAACGATACAGCTCACAAACTGGGTAAAGAGTTAGGTAACGATTCGATAACAGAAATAACGACGTGAACCCCAAAAGGGCAACCGTCAGAATAGCGTTTGGCAGCCAAAATGTCGGTGATAATCGCATCGTCGCTGATCAGGCCCGAAACGGTTAGCGCATCACCAATCGCTCGCACGAGCTTGTCCAAGTCGTAAGGCGTTGTTGGGAGTTCACGTTTCACAGTTTTAGGTCGAGTCACACAAAATGACATTTCGACACGAATCGCCTGGTCAAAGAAAACAACGTGTTCATCATCCAACCAACGCTGCTGGATAGCGTTCACAACAGCCAAACGCCACGGCTTCAGTTTCTTATCGTTGCTGGCAATCATTCGACCGTTGCCAATATGTTTCATCGAGCCTTGCCCGACCGGTTCCCCCAAAACGGCGAAACTAAAGCTCGACATCATCCTGAAACTGTTTCTGCGCCCAAGTGTAACCAACCACCATTGCGCTGATCACAGTAAGACAAGCCAAACCAGAACCAACAATGATAAGCCAAAGACTGTTCGCTTCAGCAACCAAACAAAACAGCACAAACGCGACCGCTAACACAATCACAGACTTGAGCATTAGAACGGCGCATCCTCGACAGGTGCAACGGCACGAGTCTGTGGCCCAAACGACTTTTCAACAATCACAGTTGAAGCTGAAACGTGCAAGTTGTAACGAGTCGTTCCCTGGTATTCCTCAGCAACAGTTTTCTGTGTGCCAATAACAGTGATCAAGTCACCCTCAGCCGGTAACGCCTGGTCACCAACCCAAACGGTAAAGAACGTGCGGCCAACAGTCTGCCAGTCACCGTTCTCATCCTTCTTGCTGTGGCGTTCAACAACCTTGACACCCTTGCTGCCTAGAACACGCTCGACGATACCTTTTAGTTTTACTTCAGCCATTTTTTGGCTCCTCTCAGTTTGTTCATCAGTTTATTCCAACCCTGCGACATTACGGACGATATGGTCAACGCGCACGCAATCAGTGTGAGCGCACAAACGATAGCCAGGAAGATACAACACCCCGTCAAGAACAGGATTGTCCTTTTCGTCAAAGTCACCACCCCACGCCAAACATTCCTCAGACCCATACTTTATCCGTTCACTCCTCGTAGCCTTACAACCGTCACAACGAATCTGTTTATTGCGTTTCCCTGCAATCTCCCAACGGAAACCACACCTCGGACATTCTGCATAAACATACACTCACTAAGGCTAGTTTGATTTTTCTGCATCGGCAAACAGGTTTATTTGATTCTTGAGTAATGGCCTTCAAAACCAAACTGCAAAACGTCAGTCTGGCCGTGACGATTCTTAGCAACGTTCATCGTCAAAACGTTCGGCTGATCCTTGTCACGGTGCAACAAAATCACAACATCCGCATCCTGCTCAATCGAACCGGAGTCGCGTAGGTCACTCATTTTCGGCATCGAGTCTTTACTTCCCTCAACGTTACGGTTCAGCTGCGCCAACACAATCACCGGAACATCCAAATCCTTAGCCAACACCTTCAACGCACCAGTCACCATAGTCATCGCCTCATAACGATTCCGACCCAACTGCACATCCGCAATCAAACCCAAATAGTCAACAACCAAAGCCTTCAACGGAACACCCTGGCGTTTGATAGACCGCGCAAAGTTACGAATCGAAGCCAACGACTGATTACCTCGGTCGTTTATTGTTAGTAGGTTTTGCAGTTCACTCGCCCGAGCATCAATGCGGTTTTTCTCAACCGTTCCAATCAGGCCACGATCTAAGGAATCCATCGGAATCGATAACACCTGGCTAACCAACCGGTTCATTAGTTCACGCTTGCTCATTTCAAGTGAATAGAACGCCACAGCCCCAGACTCCTCACCCTTCGGCAAAACAGTCGCGTGACGAGCCAACCCAAAAGCCAACTGCAAACCAACCACAGTCTTACCAACACCAGGTCTTGCCCCAATAACGTAAAGCCCACCCTTACGGAACCCATTCAGCAAATGATCAAGTTTGCCGATACCGCTAGAAGGGTTTATCACATACTCGTCAAGGCTGGCCCGATACGTTCTCAAGCTCGAAGGCAAATACTCCACCTCGTCAGCCACAGTAGTCAGTTGCAACAAGTCCAACTGCCGATAAGCCGACTCCAACACCTCGTCACCCGACAAGTCAGACACGGCCTCCTCAACCAACATCGTGCCAGTCTGTTGCAAACGCCTCTTCAAAGCCGACTCGCGCACCTTGCTGGCATAAAACACAGCCGTCGAAGCAGTAGGGCATTGGCTAGTGCATTTAGTCAAATACTCGGTCGCAAACTTATCCGACATAGAAATCAAATCAATCGGATCACCAGCACCGGCACGTCGAGCAAACTCCAACCAAACCTTCTCAGCCAACGGTTCAAAGAAATCCGCAGCCGACAGTTCAACCTCGTCAAAAGTTCGGGAACCACCCAAAAGGACAGCACCAATAAGTGCCTGTTCGATACTCATCGCTTGACTCGATTCTCAGGTTTGACAAACCATTCATCCATTACACGAGTCGAATAAGCACCCTTGTTGAATTTGTCAGCCTGGCGCATCCAAGTCCGAAACTTGGCAGCCATATCCTTAACATCCTTTTGCTTACCGTTAGCAATAATCCAATCAATCATTGCTTGCACTTCAGAATCAAGATCAGCGTTCGGGTATTGCTGTTCGAGCTTCAAACGCTCATCGTTAGGCAACAACCAATCATTTTCGAAAGTTTTTCGTTTTTTGCTTTCTAATATATTTATATTCTTAATTAAGTTATCTTCTTTAGTTGGTTGATTTTCCACCTGTGGATTTTCCACCTGTGGATTTTCAACCTCTGGAAGTTCCAAAGGTTGATTTTCAGCCTCTGGGTCACAAATGGTAAAAGCAAGCGCACCATTGCGGCCATCATCCTGGCGAGTATGTTGCGTTTTTAGATAACCAAACTTGACAAGCTCAGCGATAGCCGAATCGACCCTGTTGCGCCCACCAGCAGACTGCTCGATGATTTGCCGACGAGTAATCAGGTAACCGATTTGGTGGCTTAGAAGATAGACGAGCAACCCTTTTGCCTGTAACGACAATTTCGGATCACGCAACCAAAGAGTCGGTGCTTGAACATAACCCTTATCGAAGGGTAATTCGGAACGATAAATACCTGGTTGCATTAGAACGTGCCAGGTTCCAAGTAACCGTAACGCTCAAGCTGTATCAGTGCTGACTCAAGGACCGCTTGCGGATCACTAAACTTTGTGCCATTCGTGGCGTAAAAGTCTGCTGCCAAAGCCGTTATGTTGTTGAACGCGGTTGCTTTGACAAGAATCCCCAACTCGACGAGGGAGAGTCGTTCATCCATAATCCACGCAAAAGGGATTTGGGCCGTCTCATTTTTTTGCGGTTTTACAATACTCAATTTACTGCCTTTCGTTGGTGAAGGCAGTAAACTTATACTGCCAACAGTCGGTTTGTTGGTTTTTGCGGTCAGGTCATTTTGTGTGGCCTGGCCGCTTCTTTTATCTTATACCCGCTTGACTCGGGAGTTGTATTCCTGAGCTTCCGCTAACGCCATAATAAGCCCAAAATTTGAAACCGTTGCATTTCGTTTCTTCGGCGTTTTGTAAACCGGCATCACAAACGCAACAGCAGCTCGTTCGGTGTGGTGAACGACACGAACACAGTCACGGTGCTTACAAGTTGACTCATCCAAGTAAAGCCGTTGGCCCCATTCATCAATCGGGTAATCGTCGGCATCAAAAAACCCCTGGTGCGGCACACAGTAATCTTCCGCGTATTGCACACGAAACAGTTGCCTTGCCTGGCAGTCTCGACACAGAGGCGTTTTGCCACGATCTAAAGACTTCCGGTAACCATCCTCAGATAAGCAAGTTCGACCACAACGGTCGCAATCGTAAAGCATAAAAGTTCCTCTCAAAAAACTTATTTCTCTACGAGGATACGCCCCCACTTGTTATCAAGCAAATACCAACGATTAGTCGGGTAATGGTAGACCGGTGTGGTTTCGGGAACCGCGCCCCTGTCACACTTCCAACCAGCCAAACGAGCCGACTCAGCAGCTCGCGACGAGGCTTCCATTTCAAAGTTCACAAACCAACACAACAGAATCAAGTTTGCAGGGTTATCGCGCCTATTAGAGCCACCCATCCCCCGATTAACTCGGTGCTGGACAGTAATGTTTTCCGTCGTGCCACAATGCCAACAGACCTCGTCATCACGAGCAACAAGTTTCTTACGATCAGCCGGCTTCAACGCCCAACCCCCGAAGTCTTATACGTCAACTCAACCATCCTGGCTTGCGACTGCACGTTCGTTTGAACATCCTGCAAATGGCGCAACTTAGCCTTCACACGGTTCAGTTTTGCTTTAGCAATATCCAACTCAAACTTTACTTCCGCGGCAGCCAACGTTGCCAAAGCCTGACGATCCAACGCGGTTCCTTGCGAATCCAAGACAGCCTGTGCCTGAGTTCTGGAATACTCAAAATCCAAACTAGCCACCTCACTCTCACAATCAAACAATGCGTCAACGCCCTTAGCGGCCTCAGCGCGAACCAAAGCCAGTTCATTGATTATCGTGTCGGGTGTTTGAAACTCCATTTTTTAGCCTCTCAGACAAACGAAAAACCTCAACCTTAGCCAACTCAGCAATCTCAAACTGGCCAACAACCAACGCCAACTCACGCAACTCATTTTGTTGCTTTATTGCCGCCCACAGAATCGCCCGTGTCTTTGAATCCATCAGCTCGTTCCTTGATAACCGTCAAAACATTGTCAGCCGCACCAGCCTGGCGAGCCTCTTGCCATAACATTCTTAGTTTATCTACATCGACCAGGTTCGCAGCCTCAGTGATCCAGTCACGATTGTCCAGGCTTCGAACAACCTTTTGCATTTCCTCACGGCTCGGGCCACGAGACCCACCCAAAGCCCAACGAAGCGCACGACCCAAAGCCGACGTGTTCGCGTTCTCCAAAGCAGAAGTCTTGTTGGCCATACCTTGACCATCAATCTCAAACGCCCACTCAGTAGCCTTCGGCAAATCATTCGCCTGGTCATCAGCCGACAAATACACTCGCGCCTCAACAACCCACACACCCTTCTCACGATCCTCCGGTGTCGAATGGTTCAGCAACACACAACGCAAGTCAGGGAACGCCTCAATCGCTCTCGCGTGACGTTGCTCAACAGTCTCGTAACTGTTCAAATCAAAATTAGCCATTATTTGTTTCCCTTCTTAGCGACAAGAAACGGTGCTGCACCGTTCCGACCAGCCTGGCGAGTAACAATCACGTCACCGTCAAGCAAACCCTTCTTAGCATCCCCCATTTTGTCCAACACTTGCGACTTCAAAGCAAACAAACCAGCCTCAGCCTGAGCCGCAGCTTGTTGAGCGTTCAAAAACTCGACACCTAAATCACCCAACTCCACAGCCTCGTCGCTAATCTCAGGGTTCAAAGCCCTAACCGTTTCGTAAGTGTTTGCCGAACCATCCCAATCAGGTCGTTCACCCGACTCCAAAGACCCCAAAAACTTGATTACCAGGTCACGGTCAACGCTTTGCTGAAACTCGTCAGCCTCAATCAAATATTCGCGATACTTGTTGCCGGTAAACAATGCACAAACAATGGCTTCTTTGAACCCAAAAACACGCAAATAGTGTTGCACTTGTGTCCGGTAGTAGCGTGGAACACCCTCAGAACGCCCCAGAACGCCGTGTGTACCAATTTCCCAATCGTCAGGGTAGGCAGCCGTTTTGATTTCGATAATGCCGTATGAGCCATCCTCGCGCTTGTAAATGCCGTCAGGGTTTGCGTGAGCCCATTCATCGACGGTGTTGTGCCAGGTTCCGCAATCCTTCCAAACCTCCAACTCAGGATGCGACTCCTCAAACTTGTCCAAAATTACAGCCTCCAAACGAGACCCCCACTCCATCGGTTCCGACTGCGGAATAATCGACGAAATTTTGCCCGACTTCTTAGCCCACAAAGTAAACGCAGACTCCCAACGATTCAGGCCACAAATCGTTCCAACCTCAGAACCACCAATACCGGTGCTTCGAGCTTCGTGCCACTCTGGTGATCCGTTCACAAACAGACCATCAAACTTCGCCGAATCCAACTCGGCCGGCAGGTTTACACTTGAATACGACATCATTATTCCTCTCTGGTGTCAGGGAAACGCGCCGTTGAGTAAATCCGGTGCGTTTTTCCTTTAACGTGTATTAGTATTCAAACACCAAGAGAGGACATTTTATGGTGAAGAAAAACCCCGATCAAACGTTCGACGTTATTTGTGAGACTTGCAACGGCAAACTCAGCGACTACTTAGACCATCGAGCAACCCTGCCAACCAACGCAACCAGTGCAACCGAGCTTGCCTGGTATTACGGATTCGATACCTCACTAGCGAAATGCAGTTATTGTGTCTAAAGCCAACCAGTTATACACCGAGCTGATCAAAGCAATCCAATCCGTTCACAACGACATTCCCTGCAAATCAGACCCAGCCAGTTGGGAAGATGACAACAACGGTCGAGACCATATTCAAAACCGAACCCAAATCGCCTACGCCAAACTGCTATGCAACGAGTGTCCAATAATGGTTTTGTGTGGCGAATACGCAATCACAGCAAAAGAACCGACCGGTGTGTGGGGAGGAATGTCCACCGCCGACCGCGAAAAACTGCTAACATCAACTTAGCCAATCCCTCCTGGCTAAAAGAAAGCCCTCAGCATATTTCGGCTGAGGGTTTCTCTTTGTTTGGAGTTACTTTTGCTTTTCGGCCTGAGCCTTTTGGACAGCATCCTTCACAGCGTTTTCAACAACAACTGTGTCAGCTTGTCCGGTAGTCGCAATCGCGTAACCAATAGCACCAATAACACCAATCATCAAAGTTCCCCAAGCAATTACCACACCAGTGATCCAAGAGCCTGAAACAACAGCACCCACACCAGCGGAACCGCCAAGAATAAACAGGAACAAACCAAAACCGCGCCAAACAAGCGCACCCAATACTGCCAAAATTTCAATGCCACGTTCTTTCATTTGCTATACCGCTTTCGTTACTTGAGTTGTTGTTGTCAAAGCAGCCAAAGTAATCGGTGCAGTTGAATCAGGAGGAGTCGCAATAGCCGAAGCACCAGAAATTGTGTGTGCCTCGCGTTGTCCAGGATGAATCTCAGGAACCGTCGACACCGGTGCAGCAAAATTGACGAGTCGCGCATAACCAGCAACCCACTTCACGCTCACCGTGTTCATCGTCACAATGCCAGGAATAACCTTGCCAGTGTCAGCCGAAACATAAGTGACAGTGTTCTTCTTTACATCAACAGACACGACCATACCAATGTGATCCGTGTTGACGTTGCGACCCGGCCACTTGCCAGTCTCCCAGTCAAACAAAATAGCATCGCCAGGGATAACCTTTTTGATATCAAGGTTCCAAACCTTGTTTGCTTGAGCCAAATGTTTCACAGCCGTGCAGCTCACCTGGATAGGTCTGAGGCCCGAAAAGTAAGAGAACGCCAAAGCACAATCGTAAAAACCTTTTACACGGTTAGGGAAATGGTCAGTCGTGCCATTCAGCCACGGCAATTCTGTGCGCGGCTTACCGAGAAACGATTGGAAGTGTGCAATCGCGTGTTGCGCTGTTTGAGTGCTTGTTTGAATAGCCATAAAACAATTTTACCTTAGAACGCAGTAGCCCCTGAGACAATCCAAATGTCGTCAAACAGGCTGTTGAAGTTGCTTCCAGTAAATTGAAAATAAACGCTTGCTGCTGTCGCAGTCATGTTTTCAAGTTTGTAATAAGTAAAAGTTGCGCCAGGTGTGTAACTTGTTGTTCCTGTGCCACCACTAAAAGACAGAGGAGAGAAAGTGACCGCCTCTGAACCGTTTACTGGGTCGTTCCTAGACCACCAAGACATTGAATAAGTTTGTCCAATAGTCAAACCAGTAGCTGCAAAATATGTTAGTTCTGGCCCGTTACCAACATCCGTCATTTGCCAGGAAGCAGGGGTTGTTTTGAAATAGGTTGTGTTTCTGAAACCGCTACCACCGAAGAAAGGATTAGTTGCTGAAGTTGCTGAACCGTTGACCATAATGTTTGTTGGCCCAGAAGCAGCCTTGACCGATCCGATAACACTAGCAAGAACACCAGTCATTACGTCAAACCGTTTCCGCTAATAATCCAAGAAGTAGAAGTCAACTTCACAGCCGAAGCCATACCAAAAGGCGCAAGCGTTCTAGAACCAGTCGTTCCAGCACCAGCCAAATACATTGTGTCGGTAGTAATAGAAATCGTCATTGTTGCACCAGTGCCAGCAATAAACGTCAGCGTTGTGCCAACAGGAAACGCCAAGTTAGCGTTTGAGTTAATTGTGACAGTTCTAGTAGCTGAAGCGTAAATATGTTTTCCTGCATCGGCAGCCACAACCGTGTAAGAACCAGTCGTTGTTGCGTTCTGTGGCAAACCAAAAAAACCAAAACCAGTCGAAGCTGTAGAAACCGTTGCATCAGGAACAACAGCAGCCAAACCAATCGTTGCCGAAGTTGAAGTGCCCGAGTTCGTTATCGGGGCAGTAACCGCGATGACACCGCTAGAGCCTTGCGCACCAGTTGAACCAGTCGAGCCTGTCGCACCGGTAGCACCTTGCGAACCTGTTGCACCGGTAGCACCGTTAGCACCGTTGTAAACCTGAAAAGTCGAAGTAGTTGCGTTGCTGTAAGTGATAGTAAAAGTGTCAGTCGTTCCAGCCGCGCCTGTGCCAGAAGTCCGCACAATAGACGAAATACCAACACCAGTCGCACCAGTCGCACCGGTTGAACCAGTCGTACCGGTTGAACCAGTCGCACCAGTCGCGCCCTGTGGCCCAGAAGTTCCTACCGAAATAGTGGCAACAGTCTCAACAACGCTCAGAACAGGGTTAGTTTCAGCAACCGTAACAACAACATTGCTCATCGAGTCACCCCTGGAGTAACCGTAAACGCACCCTGCAACAAACGAGTCGTAGTCGCACCAGAATAAAGCTCAAGATCGTAAGCGTAAGAACCAGCCGCAACACCAGCCGTAACCGCCGCCGAAATAGCAACACCAATCGTGCCAGCAGTGCCACCCAAAGTGATACCAGAACCGTTAGTCAAACTAACCAAAGTTGTTGCAGTATCAAAACCAACACGAACCTGCATAGCAGCCGTGTAACCAGTCAAGTTGACGGCTGTGCCACCAATAGTCCAGGTAAATGTTTTGTCAAACGAAGCACCCTGTGGACAAACAAGGTCGTATAAGCCAGGGTTAATCATTTTCCTGTTATTCCTTTGATAATTACGAACACAATGACAGCCGACAAAGCCGACGAAGCAATCGAAGTAATCCAAGCCGACTTATACCTGGCACGTTCCAACTCACGCAACCTGTCCTCGTGATCGGCAATCTGGTCAATCTTCGACTCGATGACGGCAAGTTTGCGGTCGATACGGTTTAGCAGTTCCGAGTTCGTCGGAGGTTTTTCTTCAGGCATTATGCGGAAACCTTGTCAGTAATTTCGTGTCCGCACGGCCCACAAACTACAAGGTCAGCAGCATCAACAAAAGAAATAGGAATATCTTTGTTGACACAATCAACAGTTCGACAAGTAACAATAGTGATCATCCGCTTGCGCTTCCCGACTGCATTTGCACAGCAGTCCAGTTAATAGGAATAGTTGCCGCCACGTTCGCGTAAATGCTTGCGCGAATAGTAAAACCTGTATTAGTAATACTCTGCACTTGCACAACAACAGGGTTTGAGCTTGCAAAGTTTGCGGTCGCAGTAACAATCGGCGCAACAGTAACAAAACGGTTAGTAGTAAAAGTTACCGAAGCAGTTTGCGTAGACCAGGTAGCCGTTGCAGTGGTCGTAATGCTAGTAACACCGCTTGACTCTATGCTGTAAGGCGCAACAGGAAGCCAAACTGTTCCATTGTAAGAAAACAAGCTCGCTGTTGACGATAAATAAACTTGCATACCTTTAGACGGTGCAGCGATCGCTGCATCACGTGCCGCCGAAGTAGCAAAAACAGGGATGCTTTGTTGCATAAGGTAAGTGTTTACATCGGATGCGCTCAAAATGTCGCCCGAGTTGAATGTTTTGTAACCTGCACCAGCCATAGTCTTATTTTACCTTGTCCTAATATCCGAGAATGTTCGTGTTCAAA